TGTTCCTCTTGGTCCTAGTCCGCTCATGTTTTAAGTTTATCTCTTTTTACCGCCATTGCTGTTTCTAGGGAATGATCTGTTTTGTGATTTAGATTGAACCCTTAAGTTTGATTTAGAATTATCTTTTGGATTGCCATTTTTATGGTCTACGTCCTTGCCGTCTCCCCTCTTTACCTTTCCATCAGCCATCATTTCTCTTCTAGCAGCATTACGAGAAGCACGCTTTTTAATCTGATCAGGTTTTCCCTGATAATTTTCGTATTCTTTTTTATAATCTCTTTTTTTATCAGCCATTATTTAATATCCTAATAATTCCTCAAATTCTGCACGCATCTTTTTGATTTCCATAGCAATGGGATCTGTGCTTTTTTCAAATTCAATAACTTCTTCTAGTGCTTTATGAGGATTCCCAGTGTCAAGAACAATTCTCCAATCTTTTGAAATAATCGTTCCTTCGGGAATAGTAAAACTCCCATCCTCGTTCCTAATACCAACGCTATTACCTTGCCCGTCTGTGATGTTTTTAATTTTAGGAAGAGTATCCATAATCCTATATCCTAACAGATAAATTATCCAATGCAAAGATCATAAAATCCCTAAAATTGCTTTAGTTGAATGGGTCGCCTGTTCTAATATCTTGGTTTAGATAGTATAGATTGGTTAAACCAGCTCCAGAGCTTGCACTAGCACCACCATTTCCACTAGCCACACCAGCACCACTGCCACCACTGCCAATAGAACCAGCACTTCCGCCCGTTCCAACCGTGGCTGTTCTTGTACCACCCGATAAAGTAGCTGAACCATAGGCTAGTATTAACTTTCCAGGACTGCCTCCAATCCCACCAGCACCAGCACCACCGCCGCCACCGCCGCCGCCAGAGCTACCACCGCCGCCATTACCGCCATTACCGCCATTACCGCCATTACCGCCATTGAGTGATACAGCCCCAGCTGTCTGAGTATAGGCTTTGCAAAACATAGCTAAAAGACCACCACGACCACCACGACCACCACCGCCGCCGCCGCCGCCGCCGCCAGCAGCACTAGAGCCATTTTGACCCCCTAGTCCACCATTACCACCATTACCACTATTGCCACCGTCTAAATTTATATTTGCAGAAACGATAATATTTTTAGCAATAATGATTAAGCCGCAAGCTTGATTAGCTACAGTACCAGCTATACCGCCAGCACCACCAGCGTTGCCGTTACCAGCACCACCAGCACCGCCCGAGGCATCAGAACCACCGCCGCCACCGCCACCGCCACCGAAACTACCGCCGAGCGTTTGACCACTACTGCCCGTAGTTGTGCTACCATTACCGCCAGTGCTACTAGAAGTACCATTACCACCACGACCACCGCCGCCGCCCATCGCGGAAGCACCAGTGCCGCCAGATGTTCCAGCACTGCCATTAACATTACCAGAATCACCACCAGCACCACCAGTTCCTACGGAACCAGCAGTTTGTAAAGTATAATTATCAGCTAAAGTTAAAAGCGTTCCAGTTGTCCCAGTAATACCATTACCACCACAAGTAAAGGTCTCTGAGCAATTTATAATAGTTAAACCAGCAGATAGGGTCATTTGATGACCAGTATCTATAGTAAAGTTTCTAAAACTATGATTTCCAGTACCAAAGGTAAAATTTCCAGTAGATAGAAAATCAGAAGCACTGTTAGAGTTCTTTTTTAAAACTAAAGGTATTCTAAAATCAGGTGTATATCCTGAACCGTTGATGATCTCAACTGCTCCACCACCACTACTACGAAAATCGCTTGTATCGCTCATGTTAATAACCAGCCTCTTACTGTATTGTAAACAAGGTATGCTTCATCATACTCTGTACTCATAGTCAAATCTTCTGCCTTGTTCATAATCAATGAGCCGTTACGACCTATCGTAATAGGATTAATTCCAGCTCCGCCGCTAGTATCTTTAATCCCCACTCTTTGACCAGCAGTAGGAGTAGGCGGTAAAATTACAGTAAATGCCGCACTTGTTGAATCACAATCATACCTAGTGCCATTTACGGCAGTAAACCCAGATGTTCTAATAGTAGGATCTGTAATTAATCCGATAGCCTGCCAAGACCCATCACCCTGTAAATATGTTCCAACAGTACCACCACCTGGAACATTACCAGCCGTAAAAGCTACACCTTGAACATAGCCTTTAGAAGCTATCTCGGTATCACTAGAACCATCTGCATAACGTACTTTCCCTGAACCGTTGCAGTCTAAAACTATATCCCCGTTTAAAGTCGCTTCATTAATTATATTTACCGCAATCGTAGTAAAAGTTTGCAAAGCAGTATAAACACTAGCCACGCCAAGTTGTGGCATTTGATCTGCTATTACATTATTTAAAGTTATTAATTGCCCAAGTAAATAAGCAAAGTTACCATTTGCATCAACTGCATCAATAAAATTACCAGCACCATTAGTAAACGTAGTTAATGAGCTGGATGATGGAGTTGTTAAATCGCTTTTAGTTGCCACTCTATCTTAAGTTTACTCTAATTTAATAGCCTCTCAACTCTGCAAGTTCTTTTTCTTTTACTTTCTTTTCTTTAGTTGCTCTGTTTTTAACCTTAGCTTTTATTACTTTTTCGTATTGCTCACGTCCAGCAGGACTCCACGACCATAAAGTCGCACCAGCTACAGGGATCATGCTAAATAAAGTTCTTGATAACCACGGGTTATAGTCTTCCCCTTTATCCATTGCCTTGCCAAATTCTAAAGTATCTTTACTAATATTATCTATAAGCGGAGTCGCAGGGGAAACCCAATTTTTAAGAGCGTTGCCAATCCCTTCTTTTTGAATCTTATAGAAGATAAACGGATTGACTATTGGAACAGTCGCCTGCATTAAACCTTCAACGGCTCTTTCTTCTAACGATTGATAATCCTCGCTAGTCTTGCCTCTCAAGGCATCTCTTAAATAATTTACGCCAGTATTTGTGCCACCAACGATTAAGCCTAATGCCATTAGGTTACGCAAACCTTCGCCACCTAGTTTTATATTTTTAGGATTTGCTCCTTCTGTTGCCATAGACTTCATAGAACCAGCTATCTTGCTAAACGATTCGTCTTTAACAAATTGAAGCTGCTTCAAAGCAAAACTCTTAAGTGCATAAAACATTCTTGAGTTAGGATGCTTTAAATAAACCTTAGGCATATCACTTAAAGAAATAACTTGGGTTGCCCCTAGTCTATCAAATAAAGCTAGTCCGATACTATCATCGTCAAAAGCTTCTTGCAGGCTCTTGCTTCTAAAGGCATCAACCATTCTATCCGCTTCCTCAGCTCCAAAAGCACCTTTTAGGTAAGAGTATTCTTTATTAAACCTAGCTCCCTTCTCTTTAGCAAAGACATTTTTAAAGTAATTAAAGCCTGCATTAATTTGCGTTTCTTGCATTAGTTTATTAGCTGCCTTAAAGCCGTTTAGTTTTAACCCTAAATCTACCGCTGCACGCATAATAGATGGAGCATCTGCATAATCAGCCCCAATCCTTTGGATACCTAAATCTAAAGTTTTTAAAGCCTTAGAGTCAAAAGATTGCCCTAATCCTTTAATTGTATTTAATAAACCGTTACGATAGAAACTCATCCCTACTTCATTGACTTGAACTAAAGCTGAACCAATATCATTTAATCCAAAGCCTATCGCTAAATCTTTTCCAAGCCTTGTAAAATCTGCTGGTTTTTTTGGACCTTGAACAAATCTAGCAGTCAATAATTCTTTAACCTTGTCTACATCAGATCCCTTGATTTGACCCGATACCATTAAATCATTAACATAAGCACCAATGCTCGTATCCAATCCCTCTTCTGTTCTGCCAAAGAATTTTCTAGATTCTATATCAAAAGTAGCCCTGTTAATATAATTTTCTAAAGTTGTTGATGGGTCATTATATAAAGTTGAGATTAAACGCTCTTCGCCTTTAGCATCTCTAAAGGTTAATCCTTCCATGCCTTGAGCAAGCCCTGATCTAGCTTTTAAGTTTGCTAATACTGGTGTGCTATTTGTATTCCCATAACCTCTTAAGTATTTGTTTATAAATTCGTTCTCTTCGTCAAGGTCTAAATCTCTTCCAAGTCTTTTTCTTTCTTGCTTTAAAGCCGCATCAAAAGCTGATCTTTCTTCTGTGCCGATGCCGAATATTTCACGCCATATATCAACGCTATCTTTCTTAACGCTTGTAGGGAAATAATCTTGAATATAACCAACTTCTATGCCAGCATCTTCTAACTGCCCGTGTAAATCGTCTAGCGTTTCCCTTACCGCTTGCCATTGTTCAGTCAAAGGTTTATTAATATGTTTAAGAAAATCTCTGCTTGTATCTTCTGCATTTAAAAACTTAACAGGAGCTTTAATTAAAGCAGGCAATTCCTGATATTGTTTGCCCTGTGCATCTATTTTGCTAAGGAAAGCTAAAATACTTTCTTGATCTCCCTTAACAAGATATGAATTGAACAATTCTTTTTCTTCTTTAGTTAGGAATCTATTTAGTTTAGTAAAGAAAGTCGCAGCAGGCTCTAAATATTTATTAACTTTTTTTGCAGCCATAAATTCAAACTGTCTAACTTTTCCAGCAAGCCTAGCTGATACATCTCTTAATCCTGAGATCATTGGTTGTAATACATCATTTGCAAAATCTCCAGCTTCACCTATCTTTTTCACAACAATATTTTCAGGTTTAGTTGTTGCAGTTGGAATGTCAGCATCATTTACAAAAGCCCCATGACGAGCTGTCTTCGCTTTTAACTTTTTATTATTTGGATACATTGCCTGCATCATATCCGCATAAAAAGTTTCTGCCGTTGTCGCAGGGATATTAGTTCCTTGTTTAGATACGTTTGTATCTGGTGGGTTCATCTTATTTCTAAGCTCTGCTAGTTGAGAATCAATCTGATCTAATTCCTCTTTAGCAATCATTCGATCTACTTCGATATCATCAGCATTACGCAAAACAGGAGTCTCTATCCCCACCTTCGCTCTGTACTCTCTTAACGCATCTTTCTTAAATTGACGATTTAAAGCAACTTCTTTTTGCTTCTTTAATACCTCTCTGCGTCTGTTTAGATAATCTATCTTGTCTTTAACTTCTTGCTCTAGCTTTTGTTGTTGCTCTAGTAAAGCTTGTTTCTTGGCTTGAAACTCTGATACAGCTTGATTTCTATTAGCATTAGTTACACTAAGCCTAGTATCTACATCTGATCTAGCTGCATTGTATTCATCATCCAATGCTTTAAGTCTTTGCTCTTTAAGTTGTTGCTTTTGCAGTTCTATATCTTGTAAACGCTTTGTTTCTACATCTGCTCTTAATTGGCTTATTTCAGCTTGCTTTGCTTCTAATGCTTGCTGTTGTTTTGTTTTAACCGTGTCTATCTGCTTTGCTACTGTTTCTTTAAGCTGTGCAATCTTTTCTGCATGAAGCTTTTTATAGTTTTCAAATTTAGCTTTAGCCTTTGCCGCTCTTCCCTCTGCTGCTCTTCTAGCTGGTTCATTCTTGTAACTTGTTGTAGAAGCTTGTCTTGCAAGAAAATCATCATAACCTTTTTGAGCATTTGCTAATTGCTCTTGAAACTTAACGGCTTTTCCTTTTGCTGCCGCTTTAATGTTTGTAATCTTAGCTTTAACCTGAGAGCTTAAGTCTTTCTGTAAAACTCCAAATCCTTTATTGGCTTCTTTGATTTCAGGAAGAGCTAATATTTCTTCATCGGCTAACGGTTTAACTTCCATTTGAACAGGCTCCGTCTCAGCCTGCTTTTTAGCACGTTGATAAGAGTCATTAACTTGCTTCTGTTGTTTAGCTAAATTCTTTTCTTCTAGATCAAACGGTTTAGTTAATGTACGTTCTTGCTTGTCTATGTCAGCTTTTTGTTTAACTAAATCTTTTGTTTTTTGTTCGCTTTCTCTCTGAATTTCAGATACTAACTTATCTTGCTCTGCATCTACTTGTTTAAATGCTGTCTGCTTTTCAGCTTCGTACATTTCATTTAAGGTGGATACATTCTGCCTAGTCTCATCTTTAAGCCCTAAGCGTGTTTGTTCTTCTGCTAATTGCCCTTGTCTTTGTTCCGTCAAAGACCTAGCTTGCATTAAATCAGATTCAATCTTTTCATATTTCAGTGCTGCTGCTGCCTTTGCTTCTTCTGCTGCTCTTGCTTCGTTAGCACCTTTAGCTTTGTAAGTTTCTACATTACGTCTATTAAATGCCCTATTTGTTTCAGCTATCCCTTTTAAAGACTCTTTACTATTGCCCCTAAAAATGAAACCTTCTTGCCCTTGAGCCATTCTGCCCGCTTCTCTTAAAGCTTGCTTGCCGTAATTCTTTGTTAATGCTGCTCCAGCACCTTCTACTACTCCACCGAATGCAGTATCTATAGCTAAATTTAAAGCTAAGTCTTTAGGGTTAATGTTCCCCTCTTCGTCCATTGAAGCCGATAAAGATAATGGAGAACCCGCTATCGTATTAGCTGCTGTACCTGCTATAAATCTTTTAACTCCCGCCTGTGCTGCTGTCTTTGCAATCCCCTTAGCTGTTAAATCTTTAAATATGTTTGCCGCTAAAGCACCTTCTGTAGCTGCTCCAATAGCTTTAAGATACCCAGCTCCGCCAATTAAACCCCCTGCTATAGTACCAATCCCAGTTGGCAAATCTTGGAATCCTTGCCCGTCTTGTATCCCTGTAACATCACTTGCTAAATCTCTTGTAAACTTTCCAGCTTGAGCTAAGCCACCTGCTAGATCAGCCCCGCCTAATGCTTGCTTAACGCCCTTCCTTCCACCAAAAGAAGATAAGCTTTTTACAGCTTCGGGAACTTCTAACATTAAAGCTGGAATCTCTGCTGCTGATTTAATCCCCGCTGCTATTGTTTTACCAGCTATGGGGACACTTCTTATTGCATCTGCTATGGCTTCTTTCGCAAAACCACCCGACTCTATATGCCCAGAATTAATCTTAGACACAACCTCATTTACATTAGATTCGTTAATTTGCCCTTTCTGTACCTTCCCTGCGAGATATTTGATAGCCTGATCTTCCAATAATGGATCTACTGTTTTTGCTTTTATTTTATTAATAGACTCAATAAGATCCATCTATTGTTTTGCTCTATTCTTAATAGCTCCCGTTAAAGCTTGGATTACACCGCCTTGATTGCTCTGTGGAATAATACCTTGAGACCTTGCTCTAATCATGCGAGCCTCTTCTGGAGATACCCCGATCTTTGTACCTTTAGGAAAGCTAAAGCCTTGTGCTTTTGCTGCTGCATAAGCTTCTGGAGTTAAAGCTGCTCTACCTTTAAATTCGCCTTGATTTACTTTATTATTCCACTTAGCTGGAGCTGTTCCAGCACCTACCATGCTTTGGATTGCTCCCCTGTCTATTCCACCAGTATTTAATAAAGGCATGTTAGCACCTGTCTCACCAATGTAAGATTCCCAGTTTTTCTGCGTGCCTAACTTTTTAGCACGATCTTGATTTAATTTAACATCAAAAGGCAGATCAGGCTTACCACCAGTCCCACCACTGCGACCAGTGCTAGGGAATAATCTTCTTAATTCTTTTTGTTGCTCGAACTTCATTTTCTGTAAATTCATATCAGAACCATAATCAAGACCATGTTTATAATCAGCAAGTTCTTTATCTGCCGCTAAACGCCCTGATCTTTTCATTGATTCTAAATCCCCTAACGCTGCATATTTTGCTAGCATCTCTTGCTGGTCTAAATCGCTTTTTAAAAATGTACTACCAAGCTCATTTAATCCACCAGTAGTAGGATCTACGAATTGGCTATACTTGTCATAACCTAAACCGCCCAAAGCTTCTTTTAAAGACTCTGCTCTTTGTTTTTTGATCTCTTTATCAGCGTATTCATCGTAAGCGTTGCTAGCTCCTTCGACTGCTCCTGATAAAACTCTCCATCCTCTGCCGCCTAAGTTTTGCATAATTAATACTGAATCATCCTATCTTTTGTTTGAATTGTAGCTAAGTTAGTGCCACGTGTATCTTGTCTGCCAGATTGACCAGTTAAAGCACCATACATAAATTCAGCAGATTGAGGATCAGTAAAGCCACCGTAAGCAGTTGGCGAAACAATACCAGAAGTTAAACTACTAAATCCACCTGAACCCAATTGAGCTCCAGCACCAAGTAAATTTCTAAACGCTTGCCCTCTGCGTGAGGTACGAGCGTTTAATATATCCTGTCTCATTCCTGCTTGGCTTGCCTCTAAATCTACTATGTTTCTGCTTAATGGGTCAAAAGCTCCACGTTGTAAGGCTTGATTAGATAAACTAGAAGAACTAAACCCACGTTGCGTTAAATCACCCATCGTTCTTTGGAGATCATCTCTTAAAGTTTCTTGAACTCTTCTTCTGCCTGATGTATATTGTGCATCTAAATCTGCTTGATCTTGAGCCGTTAAACCTTCTTGATCCATTGACCCAGTAAGATTAGAAAAATAATCTCTTAAATTTTGTTTATACTCTAATGCACCTTTAACATCTTCACCGATTAAAGAAGTTAAATCTCCCATCTCGCCAAAAATATCACCAGTGTTTTCTATCCCTTGCCCTCTTAATTCATCAGATGGAGTTGTTAAGAATGGGTCTGTTTCACTTGGTACATATTTTCCAGTGGCAGGATCATATTTATAACCGCCACCACCAGTCAAGGCTTCTTTAACTAAACCTCTGCCTCCTGCTTTCAGTTCACCTTTTCTAAATCTTTCAATAAAAGCTTTTTGTTGTGCAGGAGTTTTAGATTGGAAATCTGCCGACTCAGCAAAAGCTCTGATTTTATCATCTTGCCTTTGTCTTGCGGTTTGTGGAGTTAAGCTTCCAATCCCAACGCCTGAACCAGAAGTTACGCCACCCCTAAGGATATCGCTCCCTTTTCTAAAGCCTTGGTTGATATCGCCGCGTGCTTTGTTTATATCTGTTTCTGTAATTCCTGATGTGAACTTTGGAGCAGCTCCACCGATAGCACCCTCAGCCGCACCGCCAAGAACACCACCAATAGCCCCGCCGACTGGACCACCTACCGCAGTACCAATACCAGTACCAATAGCCGAACCAATACCACTAGCCTTAACATTTCCTAAAGAATTGGCAACTGTAGCAGCTTTTCCGCCACCGCCACCACTACCAGAACCGCCTTTTTTAGCCATATATATTAAGTATAATCCTACTCTTTACCTATGGTTTGAAAATCTATAACAATGGAGTCTATGATGACATCTTCGGTATCAGAAGTATGCTCAATAAATAACTTTAAATACTTGCCCGTTGGGTTTGCTGGAGTAAACTTTTTAGATACAATTGGCAGCCCTGCACTAGATAGCCAAATATCAACACCCCATTCAGCCTCACCCCAAAAGCTATTTGGTAATGCAGGAATTTGAACATCCTCGGAGCCAGAAGCCCCATTCTCCCAAGTATGCTTTACTTTTATTGTTGTGCCGCTAGAAGAACGTGCATTAATTGTAATATTTGTAATTTGTTTCGTATTGTTCGGTTGCCCGAAATCCAATGTTGCCAATTGGTATATAGACTTAATCGGGTTTCCGTTGAAATTAAAGCCTTTGTTTGTTTGCAAAAATGCCTTATCTGTTACTAGAACCAATTCATTTGTAACCCTATCTAGATAAAATGACCTTAACTTTAATATGTTTTCGTCTTCGTCAAACTCTTTAATTAAACTCCACGTCTCGCTACTGGGTTGATCTCCATAGCTTAATACTAAAGCTTGGTCAGGATAACGCTTCGTTGTTTTGCTTGGAAACCAAAACTGCAATTCACCCTTTAAAGGAAAGTTAATCAATCTTCCTCTTGTGAAAACTTCATTATCATATTGCTGTAAAAGGGGGAATATCTTATGCGTTAAACCAAAAGGTTTAGCATCTTGGAAATTATCGGTACTTGATAGCTGAAAAATTCGCCCTTGATTGCTTACAAAATAATGGTCATTGTCGCCCTTAGCCTGAACTAAATATTTGCTTAAACATCCAAGTTCGCTATTTAAAACTTCAAAAGAAAAATGAGGTTGAGGATAAGCCGTACCAGGCGGGTTAATACCTTGCACAACTACAATTTGGTTATCACAGTAAACAATTAAATTTTTGTTTGATAAAACCTTTAAAGCTACAGTAGGTCTAACTACGGGCATATCAACAAAGAAAGCAATATCAAAAGCTAACGGATCATTAGAAGAAAAGTTTGATATATCCCCAATCTTGGAAACATATAATCTACGTGGATTGCGAGCATCTCCACCTAACCATATTCTATTTGCATGAAATGCTGCTACCGAAGGAAAGCCTACGGTGCTAGCCGTGGGATTAGCTGCCGTGGCATAAGGGCTTTCGTCTAAATTCCCAGAAGCATTATTATTATTTGTATAAACAGGCGGCCATGTAACTGTAGTTACTGTTTTTTTATAAATATACCTTGGTGCATTAGCTCCATCAACTAAAAAATATCCACCGTTAGCTTCTACTCCAATCGGCTCACCAATGCTATGTAATCCAGTTCCAATTAATTCATAAGCCCCAGATACAGGATTGATTAAATAAATATTCGGATAACTAACTCCAACGATTGAATAATTCAAATCATCATCAGTATATACATCCACATAATCCCAGCTAATATGACTAGGGAAAGAAAACTCAAAAAGGTTTTCAAAGCCATTAATCTTTTGTAATCCTGTCTGTGTAACAATTTCAAAGTTATAAGCCCTTGGTGTTTCGTTTAAAGGTAAAGCAATTTCAGCATCACGGAGATTTAAACCACCGCTAAAATCATTTATCAGTAGGGTTTGTGTGGCTTCTACCAATTCCTATCCCTTGATCTAACCCTGAACTTTCTACGACCTTTAACTTTTAAATTAAACTTGTTTTTAATAATCGCCTTATTTAATGCCTCTTTTGCATCCATATCCAAAAGCTGTCTCCATTCAGGATCACCTTTAGTTTTTCTTAACCATGCGTGAGTCGCTAAAACTAAAGCCCTTTGAAAGCTAGTAGGGAAAATAATGTTACCCGATATATTGCTTGCTGTAATTCTAAGCATTTCATAATTATAAAAAGCTTGAACGGTATAAGCCGCATCAGGAACGGGAACTAAATTAACTACTCCCTCATCAATGTAATAATAAAGCGGTCTACCTTGGTCAGTATTAACGAACTCTAACTCTTTACCCTCTGTTTTAGAACGAGGTAAAATCTCAGAGTAGTTTTCCCCTGCCTCGACTAAAACTAATTTAGTAATTAGCTGAGGATCCCAGCCACCCGTTGGAGCTGTTAATATACCATTCCCTAGTGTAGCTGTTAAATTCTCTACAGGATTATAAAAATCATAATCAGAAGAAGATTCTAGAACCCACTGTACCGCTTGGTTTACTGCTTGAATACCTTTTAAAGCATTGCCGCTTGTCGCAGTCGTTGCTTCAATTAAAGGGATTGGAGAATCAGCCTCCAACCCCCTAGCATCGTTTAATAAATTAAGATACGTTATTGGCAGTTTTTTGCTCCTCTTCAAATTGCTCTGAAATCATTTGCTGCAATTCTCCACGATCTTTATTCTGCTTTTTTGCTTTTTGAGCCGCAGGCATTGCATCTCTAACTGTTTGAGCTTTTTTGCCATCGTAATAACTCTTAAGCAATACTTTTAAGCCTAGAGATTCAGTTTCTTCTAATGTCTCAGCTTCAATCGCTTCCCTCTCTTTGATAGCTCCCATTAATTGTTCGTACTCTTGCTGAGTCAGAACATACTCGCCACCGTCAGAAGATAACTTTCTACGTTTTAAAGCATTTTCAAATTCACCCATTTTCATCAATTCTTTAATTAACCATAAAGGGAAGTGCCAGTTTTTCTGAGAACCCCAATTCTGAATCATAATGTCAGCAATATCAGGCTCATACCATATCACCTGATCTGGTTGAGTTAAATTTAATTTGTAAAACTCTAATAGCCTCTTAAATGCTTGGTACATTGGCATACAATCTATTTCATCCCCGCTTCTTTCAATAAGATTAAAGTAGCGATTTGATGGAACTCTCCATACTGGATTAACCATCCAGTTTTTATCTTTTAAATTTGGAACGCCCCTGTAAACAATTTCTTTAAATTCAGGAGAACTTGCAATAAAATTACATTCATCCCCAAAGCCTAAGCGTAATGGAGTTTTATATTCTCCATCTTGAACTAAAACTTTTTCCAATAAACCTGTTGCAGGATGCGGTTTATTGTAAAAACGCTTCATGTCTCCATCGTAAATTTGGGCTCCACCTGATACTAAAAATGGCATATCTTCTCCTTACTTGTCTTTAATGCTATTGTTATATTGTTGAGCAAGAAAAAAGAGAGAGGGTTTCCCCTCTCTTTTTTTTTATTAGATAACTACTAAGTTATTTCTGTAACCTAAAGTCCATGGAGCTTTTACGCATTCTGTAAAAGTAGTACCGTATTTTTGTTTGATTCCATCACCATCTTCAAACGGAGTACCAACTTTTTCAAACATTCTCATAACGTTGATGATTACGTTATCGTTCATTTCAGGAATGTAAATTACTTCATTGTCGCCAATACCATCAGAAACAAGAGCGTTTAATTTACAGCCATTGACGAGCATGTGATACGCTTGAGATGAACCTAAACCGCCATCAGCATTTTGAGCGTTTTCTCTTTGGAAACGAACTTGAGATTGTAGAGCAGATAAACCATTCTCTGATACATACATATCAATGTTTGTTAGGTCAGTTGGTCTAGTAAATACTTTAGGACCCTGTAATGCTCCACGATCTCTAAGGGCAATTACGTCTGCCTCTACTGTAGCCTCAGTTAAACTTGCAGTACTACCAGTAACAGTGTATCCACCACCATTCTCGATGTAGAATTTCACGCCACCCGCTTGAGCTCCAGTACCAGAAGTTCTAGTGAAACCATCTGCTGTTAATGGATTTGAACCCTCTAAACGAATATCCTTAAGTGCTTTTCTTTCGAGCATACGGATCATAGTAGGAAGTAAGTTTTCTTCTTGATTGCTGAAATCTAATTCATTGATACCAGCATAATTAAATTTACCATTAGCTACTGGACCAGCGATTTGAATATCGTGGAAGAAATTAGAGTAGAAATTGTAATCAGAGCTTGCTAATGCTACGTCATTATTTGCCCCGAAACCATCACCAATCTCGCCTGATCTATCTGTGAATAGTTGCGTTCCAGAAGCCAAGCTTGTTGGGTCAGAGTAGCCACTTAAAAGCTGAACAGTTAAACTTGTGAATGTTCCATTTGCTCCAGTGATTAACCATTTTGCAGAACCAGATTGATTAACTAATCTTGTTACCCCTGGCTTAATTTCGGTATCAAAAGGGTTAGCTCTTGTTGGTGCGTTTACTGTTATAGTCGTAGCACCTGCTGAATAACTACCAGATAAAGTTAATACACCCCTTGAAATTGCTTGTTGAAACCATTGAACCTTAGAACCCATTTTGCTTACAGTTCTCATGTGCTTCATCAAGAAAGGTGCTCTAACTCCAGAGGTTTTAATGATGTCCGATTGGACATCTTCCATATACGTTCTTGCATCATTGATTGAAAGAACACTGTTTATTGGGTTTGCCATTTGTGAAATATCTCCTTAGACTTGCCCCTTTCTTAAGGGGTACATCTAAAGTATATTTCTGTTTTTTTATTTCAAACTTATGCCCATATCTAAAGCCTTTCTCGCCATCTGATAAGTTAATTTCCCTTCTTGCTTTGCTCTTGTATATTCTTTTTGAAAGTTTATTCTTTCTACTGCATTGAGACTTGAAGGCTTAACTGCTGTACCAATTGCTGCAGCCTTAGTTTCCTGTGGAGTACCACCTTTTTCAAATTTCTTTAAAACAGATACAAACTTTTTAGCATGTTCTTTCCCTATGCGTTTTATATCTTCTGGGACTAATACTCTTCCTGCGGCTTCTGCC